TAATAATACGATTGATCCTAGTCAGTTTGGGGATTTATTATTTTACCTAGGGAGGTACTATAATAATGCACTATTAGCAGTAGAGTCCAACAGTATGGGTATTGCTACACTTAACCGTCTTAAGCAGATGGGTTACTTGAATATGTACTATCAGACAAAGATGGCGAATGTATCCAAGGAAGAGGGAACAAGGATTGGTTGGAGAACTACTTCAGCGTCTAAACCTGCTATTATTGGATTCTTGAAGAATGCTATTGAACAGGAAGAGATCTGGATTCCGTCAAGGATTATTATCGGTGAACTTATGAACTATGTTGCCGATGACTCAGGAAAGACTAATGCTATATTAGGACAAAATGATGATACTGTTATTGCCTTGGCGATAGCCCTAGAAGTAATTAGGACACACGGAGACAGGTTAACAACGTCAACAGTACCGTTTACACAACGGATAGGTAACTATCAACCAGTAGAAACTACTTGGATTTAGGGTAACGTTAGTTACACTAACATTATGAAGGAATTATTATGGCAAAAGATCCTCGACTAGAGAGAGCTGGTGTATCTGGTTTTAATAAACCTAAGCGAACACCTAGTCATCCAACAAAGAGTCATGTGGTAGTAGCTAAGAGTGGTGACACTGTTAAGACTATTCGGTTTGGTCAACAAGGTACACAGGGTAGTCCCGATGGTTCAAAACGTAATGAAGCTTTTAAAGCTCGTCATGCATCCAATATTGCTAAGGGACCCTTGTCTGCAGCATATTGGGCTAATAAGGTTAAATGGTAATATGGCACAAATGAATGTACCCTTAACAGGGAAAGAAAAAGAACAATTCAAGAGTATGATTAAACCTAAACAGGGTGGTCGTCTCTTGAATCCACAGGAAAAAATCGGTGATAAGATCCCTAAGGATTTTAATCCCCGAAAGAGTTAGTCCTTGTGTCCTAAGAGAAGGTAACTTCTACTTTGTTGGCTACTAGCAGGGTGATTAAAAAATTAGTAGCACATATACAAGTCTTGTTGTAGACTTTGATTGATTGAATGTAACCAAGAAAGGTTTACAATGAGTGATACAAGTAGAGATGTCATCCGCTTTGTGGATAGATATAAAGATCCGGTAGGAGATAATGAACTCCTAGCGATGATTGAACAGGGTGTGATGAACTCTGTTGGTGACTTCTTGAACAGTTCCGACATGGCTCGTGAACGTCAGAAGGCTACCTACGAATACGGCATGATGCCACAATATCACCTGACTCCTCAGGGTGCTTCACAGATTGTCTCTTCAGACACTGTAGAAGCGGTAGAAGGATACACAGCTATTCTTGCTGAACTTATGTTTAACAACAATAAGTTGGCAAGGTTTCTTCCAGCAGGTAATTCACCTAAGGCTTACCATGAGGCTAAAGTAGCTTCTGACCTTACTAATCATGAGATTTTTAAGAAGAATAAAGGCTGGGAAGTACTAAACACATGGGTTAAGTCTGCCCTATTGTGGAAGAATAGTATTGTTCGATGGGAATTCATTGAAGATTTCGACTATCAGTTTGAAGAGTTTGACTCTATTGGTCAAGAGAACCTTGATCTTTTGTTAGCTGATGAAGATGTTGAAATCATTGGTGACCTCCAGTATGAACAAGAATTAGACACTGATGAAGAAGGTAATGCTGTATACAAAATGGTATACAAGAATGTTCGCCTTAAAAAGAAACATAACAGAACACGAATTCAAATTAAGAATGTACACCCAGAATGTTTCCGTATTACACGGGATGCGCACTCATTAGATGATGCGGCATTTGTGGGTATTCAGATCGATATGACTCGTTCTGAAGTGAGAAAGTTTTTCCCTGACATAGCAGAGAATATTGACTGGGACGCCATTGGAGACGGTAGCTATGATTGGGCTACCAAGTACACCGAAGAGCAGGCTGCTCGTAAGCGTCTAGTTGGTGAAGAGTACTGGCTTGGGGGAAATTCACGGGAGCTATTCCCGTCAGAAGCTAATCGACAACTTACTGTTATTGAGTGTTGGTTACGTGTAGACCGTGATGGTGATGGTATCGCTGAACTTAAGCACTTTATTATTGCTGGTTCAACAATTCTTCTTGAAGAAGATTGTGATATGATTCCATTGGCGACTCTTTGTCCCTTTGAAGTACCTCATGAATTCTTTGGTATTTCAGTAGCGGATATGATTCGACCCATGACATTAGCCTCAACAGCTATCATGCGTGGTTTTATTGAGAACGTCTACCTTACTAACTACTCACCTAAGCTTGCTGACCCTAATGTTGTAGATTTTAGTGCTCTACAAAACATGAAGCCTAAACAGATCATTGCTACTAATGGTAACCCTAACAATGCGGTTGCCTCAATGACACCTGATACTATCAGTACAGGTACAGTACCTATCCTTGAGTTGTTACAAGTACACAAGGAACAGGCTACAGGTTTGTCTAAGGCGGCACAAGGTTTGAATGATACGCTCTATGTCTCTGGTAATTCAGAGGAAAAGATGCAACGGGCTATGTCTGCTGCACAAGTGCGTATTCAATTTATGGCTCGTAGATTTGCTGAGACAGGCTTTAAACGTCTGTGCGAAGGTGTCTACAAGACCATGCGTGATAAACTTCGTGGTAAAGTAGTAGGTTACTATGATCAGAATGACTTGTATAAGTCTATTGATCCTGGTACATTACCTAATGATCTGATGCTTTATGTTGATATTGATGTTGGTGAAAACAGCAACAGTAATGTCATGAAGAAGATGAATGTTGTTGGTCAACAGATTATTCCGGCACTGCAACAAGCAGGAGCTGGTGGGGCTGTTAACCCACAAGCAGCAGTAACTATTGCGTGTAAAGCAATTGAGTCTATGGATCTTGATCCTCTTGACTTCCTTGTTGACTACACTGATCCTAAGTTCGTTGAACAAGCAATGAAGTCTCGTGAGGCTGAAGTTGCGGCAATGGAGAAGCAGAAGCAACTTGAAGAACAAGTCAAGATGCTTACTATAGCACAGAGTCAAGCAACCCTTGATCTTACTAATGTACAAGCTAAGAATGCTATGCAGGATAACACCAAACAACTTATGGTTGCTTTGGATAAGAGTTACCAAGAGTGGGGTAAGCTTTATATTCAGGCGGCTAAAGAAGGTGTTGAACCTCCTCCACACCCTGATGTTAAAGAACTCCTGACACTTGCACAATCCTTTATTCAAGGTGACTTGCACATGGATGCAAGTAAACCTGAAGGTAGCCAAGCACCTCAACCACAGGCTGGTCCTGCGGCTGCTGGTGAAAACCCAATGATGATGTAATATAATGATAGTATAACTATCGTTATCCTATAATAACCCTCCCTCGTAACTGGGGGAGTCTTTCTAGAAATAATTATGGATAAATATCGTAGTGGCTTTGAAAAGAAGATTAAGCCAAAGATGAATCATGAGACAGGTGAATACAAAGTAGAACCTTTCCGTGAAGCCCAGTTAGCTTTGGGTCGTGCCCAGTTTGTTCAGCGTGAGCGAGAGCAATTCTTTGGTGACGCCTATAGCGAAATCCTTGCTGACCTTTTTGTTACGTGGTTGAAGACAGAACCTCACTGTTCTAAAGAACGAGAGTACCTGTATCATACTGCTATGGCATTAGGTAGTGTTAAGGAAAAATTAGTTGGTATTGAAATGTACGGTAATAACGTTAAGTTCATCCAACAACAAAACAAAAATACCCAAGAGGGGTCTGAGGAAAATAAAGATGAGTGATTTGAGTAAAGCAAAAGATGTGCTGGAAAAGGCACGACAAGAAATCCTACGTGAATTGGTCCAATGCGGATCAAATGGCGGTGTAGGTCGAGCAGGGAATTATGCACCAACCTTTGTTAATTTAACAAATGCTATTGATGCAGTTAACCGAATGATGGAACCATCTAAAGGTGACTTCGCTGAACGTATGGCTGTAGCTAAAAAAGCTAAAGCTGAAGCCAAACAATAACGGACACAAAGGTAAAAGAATATTATGAATCTACCACATCTCTCTACCAGCACTCCAGCTTCTGAAATCAGTAGCCAGAGTTTTGATGACGGATCGAATAGTGCAGACTTGGAAGTGAAGAGCCTTGATGACATTCTACGTAATTCTCCAGCAGCAGAACTGTTGGGTTTTAACAAAGAATCTCTACCAGAAGAAGGCGATGACGTCCCAAGTCCAGACGAAGTATCGGAAGAAGAAGCCCAAGAAGAGAACGATACGGAATCTGAAAATGACCTAGATGAAGAGGAAGAGTCAAGCGACTCTGAAGAAGAAGATACTGCTGAGGATGATACGTCTACCCGAGATGCAGAGTTGCCTTCCGAAGAAGATATTGATTGGGAGTACAAAGTACCTGTCACAGTTGACGGTAAGACTGAGTACGTTACCCTAGAAGAAATCCGTAAGGGTTATTCTACTGACAAACATCTATCTCAAAAGGGGCGTGAATTAGGCGAACTGAAGAAACAGATCGACCAAGAACGAACAGAAAAGTTACAAGAGATTATTCAGCTTGGCTCAGTTATTAATGAAGAACTGACTGCTGTTGAAACTAATCTTGCACAACAATATCATAAAGTCAAAGGCGAAATCGATAAAGCCCGAGAAGAAGGTGATACCTACACAGCTAGGGAACTCAAAGAGCAACTTGAAGAAGTACAGGAAAAGTATTGGAATGCACGTAATAAACGTGAACAACAGACTAAAGCTGTAGTTGAAAAGATTCAAGCTCAACAAATGGAACAACAACAAGCGTTACTGAGACAGTATGAAGAGAACATTGTTACTCTTATTCCTGACTACTCAGAAAAAGTTGCTAAGAATATTCGTGAGTTCGCTATTAAAGAAGGTATCCCTGAACAACTACTGGAAGCGGTCTATGACCCTAACGTAGTTAAGTTCATCAATGATTACCGTAAACTTAAAACTGCTAAAGAAACAGGTGAAGCAAAACGAAAGGCATCTCCAAACGTGAAATCGATACCCTCAAAGAAGGGAACACCGAGTTCTCAAAAAGAGAAGCAAGCCGTTAATCAGAACCGAGCTAAAGTTCTAACAGGTCAAGGATCTAAACAAGACGAATTAGATTTTCTAAAACGTATTTCTTCGGTGAGCAAAAAACTTTAAAACATTTCTCACTAAAAGGAAAATAACAAATGGCAATTCAAACATTTGCAACAGGCGGTCCTAAGGCTGCTGCACGAAGCTCGTCTTCTACAGGTAACGCAGTTAATGCTGGCGAACGTGAAGACCTAGCGAATTTTAT